ATCTTCGTGCTGCTCGGCGATCTGCTGCTAAGGCGGGATGAACGCGACCGTTTCGAGCTTCAGTCCGGCTTCTCTCCCGGCGGCTCGGCGATGGAGGCGAGCACCTTCATCGCGTCAGCCGATTACCAGGAGGTGCGCTGCAACGGGTGCCGCTTCCGGCTCGGCCCGATCCAGGCGCAGGTCGTCCGCGCCCTGCATGAGGCCGCGCAGCGGGGCGAGCCATGGCAGAGCGGCAAGACCATCCTGTCCTCGGCCGGATCAAAAAGCCTGCGAATGGCCGACGTCTTCAAGTCGCAGAAGAACTGGCGCGAGCTGATCCGCTCCGACCGCCGAGGCGGGTACCGTCTCAACGTCGACTGAGTCGCATGCGATCCCGCTAAACGCGGTCTCGGACCGCGTCCGGTGTGGGATCGGCAGGGGGATGGAGGGGGATGACCATCCCCCGGTGCGCCATCCAACCCGCTCCTGCAAGGCCGAAGCCATCCCCTTTCGCATCCCCCTGCGATCCTGACGAAATCCCATAGCGGGATTTCGCATTCTCTCTCCGAAGCACATGCAAACGGAGAGAGCCATGCAGCAGAAGCACTGTCTGAACCAGAAGGAACTCGCGCGGCGCTGGACCATCTCGCACCGCACGCTGGAGCGGTGGCGGTGGGCGGGTGAAGGCCCGGCCTACATGAAGATCGGCGGCCGGGTCGTCTATCGGCTCGAGGACATTGTCGCCTTCGAGCGCGGCCAGCTTCAGGACACCGTGGACGCCCAGCCGCGCGCCGGGGCAGCCTGATGGGACGCCTGTCGCCCGTCACCGAGGCCGAGGTGGTACCGCTGCACGGCGCGGCGGGACCGGGGCTCGACGAGGTCGGCCTTTCGGCCTGGATCGCGCAGGCCGAGCCCGGCGAGGCGCTGGTCTACCACCGCGGCTTCCTGGCCGTTGATGCCACGTCGGTCATCTCGAAGCTGCCCCCGGACCGGCAACGGACGCTCCAGCAGGTTGCCGCCGCCGCCCGGCGCGCGGCCGATCAGGACCTCGTCCACCTGGTGCAGTCCCGGCTCGGTCCCGACGCCTTCGCCTACATCGCCGTCGCCCGCCCCAAACCCGGTCCGCCCGGCGCGGCGCTCTCGATGCGCCTGCTCGAGGCGGCCTGATCCCCATCATCCCCATCCCGGAGACCCCAATGCCCTTTCCCGACAACACGCCCACGCCCGACGATCTGCCGGGCATCGCCCCGCAGGAGATCGCCGATCTGCCGGTCGAACTGCTGGCGATCCTCCAGAGCGAGGTCGATGCGCGCCTGAAGCGCGACAAGGCCGCAAAGTCCCGGCTCGATGCTGCGCTGACGCTCCGCTACGCGACCCGCGCCGCCGAGGAGCGGCAGGCCCGGTCGAAGGACACCGGCACGGTCCGGTTCGACGACGGCGACTTCACCATAGTCGCCGACCTGCCCAAGCGCGTCGAGTGGGACCAGGACCGGCTGGCCGCGATGGTCGAGCGCATCCGCGCCGCGGAGGACGACCCCAGCCAGTATGTCGACATCGCTTTCAAGGTGCCCGAGCGCAAATACGCAGCCTGGCCCGAAGCAATCCGGCAGGGGTTCGAGCCCGCGCGGACCGTAAAGACCGGCGCGCTCAAGGTCGAGATCCAGCCACAGGGAGGCGACGCATGAGCCTCCCCATCATCAGCGCCGACGAGCGGCTGACCTCGCACACGGCGCGCGGGTGCAGCTGCGTCCGTTGACGACCGCGCTGATGGTGGCGACGCGGAACGACCCCGCCGTCGAAGCGGTGCCCGAGGACGCCTCCGATGAGGAGCGCGCCGTCGCCTTTGCCAAGGCGCTGGCGCGCCGCGCGGTGCTCGCCTGGGAGGGCATTGGCGATGCGGACGGCAATGTGATCGAACCGAGCCCAGAGGCCATCGACGCGCTGCTCGACGTCTGGCCGATCTTCGAGGCGTTCCAGCTGACCTACGTCTCGAAGGGTCTGCTCCTGGAACAGGAAAAAAACGCCTCCGCGCTCTCGCCGAGTGGTCCTTCGGCGGGGGCGAGCGCTACTGCCAAGCCTGCGAAGGGTCGTGTCCGGACTGCCCGGGGCGGTTGAACCGTCCGGAAACTACGGAGGGTTGGCAGGTCTGGGACCTGGTCGGCCGCCTCGGAGGCCAGCTGCGTGTCCTGCCCGGCGCCGTTGTCGGCTGGGATCTGACCGCAGCGCTCGCGCTCGGTGACGCGCTCGGCGTGCCGCCGCTCGCCATGGCCGAACTGCTGCCCCTCGTCGAAGCAGTGATGGTCCGGAAGCTGAACGAGGAGCTGAGCGCGAATGGCGGCCCGGATTTCAGGCCCTGATCTTCTCGATCAGGGTGACGCCGGACAGTCCCTCGAAATGCGCGTCGCAGGTCAGGAGCGTCACACCCTGCGCACGAGCGGTTGCGAAGATGATGGCGTCGGCCGTGGCGAGCTTGTGCTCGCGGCAGGCTTCCGCCGCCGCCAGCGCGATCTCGGTGTCGAGCGGCACGACCAGGCAGACCTGCGTGAAGGCGATCACCTGATCCGCCTTGTCCTCGCCGACCTCGCGGGTCAGCCACTTCGCCAGCTCAAGCTGAACCATGGTCGGCACCAGCCACTCGGCCTGCTCGGGCAGGTGCTCGGACACCTTGGCGCCGGTTGCCGAGTCGATCAGCCATTCGATCCAGGCCGACGTGTCGACGAGGATCATCAGACGCGGTCCGAGCGGTCGCGATAGTCGGTGGCGGTGGCTCCGCGCGCGAGGCCTTTCAGCGCGTCGCGCTTGGGCACCGGCACCAGCAGGACGCCCGTTCCCTTCGGGATGAAGGCGAAGGTCAGCCCTGCCTCCCAGTGCTGCGCTGTGCGGATCGCCTTGGGGATCGAGATCTGGAATTTCGAGGACAGGGTCGCGGTCTCGGCCATGGTCATACTCACATTTGATCGATGGAAAAAACGTAAGACGCCCATACGGCAAATGCAAGGAACCTGACCCATGGCCGAGAAACGCGTCAGCGTCCGCCTCGCAGCGGTGGGCGGACGGCAGGTGCGCGCCGAGCTGGAAGGTGTCGGCGAAGCCGGATCGCGCAGCTTCGGACGGCTCAGCCGCGAGATGGAGGCGGCGAACGCCCGGCTCGCGGCCTTCTCGCGCCGGGTCCGGGTCGCGGCAGCCGCCGCCGTGGCAGCCGCGAGCGCCGCTGGCGTAGCGATGATCCGGTCCGGGCTGCAGACGGTGGATGCGCAGGCCAAGCTTGCCCAGTCCCTCGGCACCACTGTTGCCTCGATCCAGGCGCTCGAGCGCGCGGGAGAGCTGGCGGGCGTTTCGATGTCCGGCATCGAGCAGGCGACCAAGGATCTGACGCGTCGTCTCAGCCAGGCGGCCGCCGGGACCGGTCCCGCCGCCGATGCGCTGGACCGGCTCGGGCTTTCGGCCAATGAGCTGATCGCGTTGCCGCTGGACCAGAGGGTCGGTGCGATCAACGCGGCCATCGAGAACTTCGTGCCCGCAGCTGAGCGCGCCGCCGTCGCGGGGCAGCTTTTCGGCGAGGAAGGCTCCATCGCCATGTCGCGGATCGACACCGCGACGCTGCGCCAGGCGACCGAGGACGTGCTTGCCTTCGGGGTCGTTGTCTCCGAGCAGGATGCCGACCAAATCGAGCGCACGAACGACGCGATCTCCCGGCTCGGGCTGATCTGGCGCGGGCTATCGAACCAGCTCGCTGTCGCCGCAGCCCCCGCGCTGGAAGCGGTCGCCAACGCCATGGCGGCGGTCGCCAGCCGCACCGGCCCGCTTGGCATCGCGATCCGTGGGCTTTTCGACAACATCGGCCGCCTGACCACCTATGCCGCGACCTTCGCCGCCTTCCTGGCTGGGCGCTGGGTGGCTGGCATGGCCGCCGCCGCGCTCTCGGTCCGTGGTCTCGCCACCGCGCTCGTCGTCCTGCGGGGGGCGCTGATCCGCACCGGCATCGGCGCACTGATCGTCGGCGCGGGCGAGCTCGTCTACCAGTTCACGCGTCTCGTCTCCGGCGCGGGCGGTTTCGGCGAAGCGATGTCACTCCTGAAGGATGTCGCCGTCGAGGTCTGGGAGCGGATCAGGATGGGCGCTGCTGCGGCAGGCGCAGCCGCCACGGCGATGTTCTTCGACCTGAAGGCCGATGCGGCGTCGGGCATGCAGAGCGCCATCGAGAGTGTCGTCGGTTTTGGCAACACGGCGGCGAACACGTTTGAGGGCGCCTACGAGGCGATCAAGGCGATCTGGGGCCTGCTGCCCGCCGCCATCGGCGATCTGGCGTTCCAGGCGGCCAACAGCCTGGTCGACGGCGTCGAGGCGATGCTGAACGGCGTGGTGTCGCGCATCAACGGCTTCATCGGCGGCATCAACCAGGGGCTGGAAGCCCTTGGGTCGGAGCGACGCATCTCGCTGGTGCCGGACCTCGACCTCGGCGAGATCGAGAACCGCTTCGAGGGCGCGGCCAGCGCTGCCACGACGGCGGCGCAGGCGGCCTTCGACCGGGCCTTCGAGGACAACCCGCTCGCCGCGCCCGATCTCGGGCTGACCGAGGCGGCCGCCCGCGCGCTCGAGTCCGCGAATGTCTACCGGGGCGCCGCGCGCGATCTGGCCGAAGGGGCTCGCGCCCCGCTCGAAAGCTGGCAGGCGCTGCGCGATGCGGTGCGCGGCACCGACGAGGCGAGCGCGGATGCGCTGACCGAGGCCACCGGCGCGGCCGAGCGGCTCGAGACGGCGCTCGGTGATACCGGTCGCGCCGCCACAGGTGCTGGTGCGGCGGCCGGAGCCGCCGCCGCTGCAGCGGAGCCCGACACCGAGGCCGCCGTCACCGGCTGGCGGGCGGTCACCGCCGCGCTCTCCGACTACGCCAGCAAGGCCCGCGAGATCGGTGGCGACATCGGCCAGAGCCTCGTCGGCGCCTTCCAGTCGGCTGAGAACGCCGTCGGCGATTTCGTCCGGACCGGCAAGCTGAACTTCCGCGATCTCGTCACCTCGCTGCTTGCCGATCTCGCCCAGCTGGCGGCGCGGCGGTTCATCCTCGGGCCAATCGCCAATGCGCTCTCCGGCGTGTTCTCCGGGGCGGGCGGCATCTTCGCCAACGTCCTGCACGCGGGCGGGATGGTCGGCTCGGCCGGGCCCTCGCGCATGTCCCCGGCCATGGCTTTCGCCGCCGCGCCCCGAATGCATGGCGGCGGGATGGCTGGCCTCCGCCATGACGAGGTGCCCGCGATCCTGCAACGCGGCGAACGGGTACTGTCGCGGCGGGAGGCACAGAGCTACGGCGCGGGCGGCGGGGTCAACGTCACCATCATGGCCCGCGACGCCGAGAGCTTCCGCCAGTCGCGCACGCAGGTCGCGGCCGACATCGCCCGCGCCGTGTCGCTCGGGCGGAGGGGCATGTGATGGCGTTTCACGAGGTCCGGTTTCCGGACGACATCAGCCGCGGCGCGCGCGGCGGCCCGGAGCGGCGCACCCAGATCGTCGAGCTCGCCTCGGGCGACGAGGAGCGGAACGCCAGCTGGGCCAACTCGCGGCGTCGCTACGATGTCGCCTACGGCATTCGCCGCGCCGACGACCTGGCGGCAGTGGTCGCCTTCTTCGAGGCGCGGAACGGGCGGCTGCACGGCTTCCGCTTCAAGGACTGGGGCGATTACAAGTCGGGCCTGCCGTCCGCGGCGATTTCGCCCACCGACCAGGAGATCGGCATCGGCACCGGCAGCCTCACTGAATTTGCCCTCCTGAAAAGCTACAGCTCCGGCGCGCAGAGCTG